GGTGGCGAGGGTTTGCCCGTTCTCCGTGTCGAACTCGCGGGCGAGCATCGCCCGGCAGTATCTGTCGACATCCACGGCATCAATGTCCCGGGGATGCGGGTCGGAGTAGTTCTTCAACCATTCGCTGGCTTTCTTTGGCGTGAACACTTCCCACGCCACGGTCACGGCCGATGTCATGGTGGCTGCCTTTCGGGTAACGGATAGGTGACGGTCCACGATACCCCCGGTCACCGGAGCGTTCCCCAGATACGCGCCAAGTAGTAGCGGTCCCACGACGGGTAGCCGCCCCGCACGTGGTCCTGTTCGGCGTTCAGGCCGTTGTCCAACGCGTCGGCGAGGCACTGGAGCCGCACAGGGCAACCCCAGCACAGCCGCTTCGCCTGATCCTGCCGCCAGTCCGTGAAGTCGGGCCCGCACTTGGCGCGGGCCCGCCACCCTTCCCTGCGCGAGCCGCCCTTGTACTTGGCGGCCTGAATGAGATCGTCCGGGCGGATCAAAACTTTCTGAATGATCAGTTCGGCGGTGTCGACGACGGCGTTACCCATTGACGACCATCCACGGGCCGCTCATGCCCGCGTATTCGAAGATACGCCTGGCGTCTTCACGCTTGATCAAATTCGTAGCCTCCTCGATGGTGTGTTCCGCGAAATAAGATCCGCGGCACTCCGGCCAGCAGCCGGGGTTACACACCGGTTCCGGTGGCGTTTTCGGCAACTGCAAAAACCTTCGCATTGCTCCCCACACTCCTTTTACCCCTTGTACCTAAACGGGTGAACCATTCTCGCCGGATACAACCATTTGAACTCCCCCAAATTGGGGTTCCGTGCATCCTCCCGGGCCGCGTCCAACGTGTCGTACGGCCCGAGAATGATTCCTACACCTAAACCAGCGTAGGCGAATATGCCGCCCCTTGTGGCGGCTATCGCTTTCTCCGATTCGTTGGCGTAGAGGGCCCGCAAAATTTTTCCGGCAAATTCCCGCGGGTCCGCACCATACGCGTCCGGATTCTCAAGCAGCCGCGCTATCAAATCCACATCCGTCTGTAGCAGACGGGACTTCCCCACCAATCGGATCACCCCCCCAGAAGAGGGTGTCCCTTCTGCGGCACGGAGGGCACAGCGGCGACCGTTTCTGCGTCACATATTCGTCGCCGCATTCCATGCAGCATTCGCTTGTACGAATCGGTGTTTCGCGCCGCGGCTCAGGCCACGGCACGATGACACCTCGATCGAATAGTTCGCCGGCGCACACCCCGGTCACTTCTTGCATGACCGCGTACTGCGCGCACGCCGCTTTCTCGCTGCACTGCAAATCACATATTGAACGCGCGAAACCGATGCGCGAAATGTAGGCTTGGTGACTTTCGCCCCCGTGGCGAACCCCAAAAACTTCGAGGCCGTATTCCCTACACGGTGTTTGTTGCGACCACACTCCTTTGTCCCCCTCCGGGTTGCAAAGGTTCGCCCAAACGACCATTCGAATTCCGACCATTCTGACCAGGAGGGGGCCTAGGGGGATCAGCCGTTCAGCCGATGTAAATCGGCGTAACGGGCGGAACTTGTTCGCACTAGCGAACGGTGTTCACCGTGACAGGCCGGTCACGGGGAGTGCGTCCTCGCAAGCCAACAGCGCGGCTTGCACCGTTTCGAGCGTGACGCCCTTCTCGTCCCAGCGTGTGAGCGGCTCCGTTTCCTGCGCCAGCAGGGAAATCACTTTGCTGCACGTCAACCCGGCTGTGACTTTCGGGTCGGACAGGCCGTGCGGGTCGCAGCAGCTGATCGCGATGGTGAGGTCGCTGGTTGCCTTTTCCAGCGCCGTGCACACGGACGCGCGGTCCATACCGCAGTTGTTCAGGTGCACCCGCAGATGCTGAATAAAGATCAGCATGTGGATTTGACTGTCCGTGCTGAGCATTTCGACTAGATCCTTGATGCTTGGATCTTCGATGGTGCTCGTACTCACAGCGCTCCCCTCGGAGAGGAAATGTGATCGGGACCGAAATTTTCCACAGTGCATGGTCGTTAGCACCGGGCACAGTTGACCATCCACCGAACGGCCAATGAGGGCGACACTTGCAGGTGTCCGTCTGATACCTCGAGGTATCAGATTCCGACGCTGGGGGCGAGGTCCGCCCAAAGGTGCGTGCTGGCGTCCATGACCTCGGTTAACGGCCCCTCAGCTGCCCACGCGCCGCCGTGGGCGCGTCGACACGCCTCCACGGTGGCTTGAGCCTGCTCAAGGGAGTCGTGGGGGGTCCACCGAAAGGTGGGGTCCTGTTCGGCTTCTCGGCGGAACCGGGCCTCCACCGTTTCGAGGTGCACCCTCGGCACGATGTACATGCGGCCGGGCTTGTCGCCCCGGCGTACCCACAGGTATCTGATCAGATCGGACGAGAACACCACGGTCGCTCCGGTGGTCTAGACGGGTCATTCCCGACGATGATCGCACCTGGAGGTGCTGCCATCGTCGAAAAAAACTGGTCTAGTCTTCGTTGGCGCCAGTGAAGTGGCCGATAACGGACCACTTCACGAGCCACACGGCGCCGGCGAGGGCGAGGATCAGCGCCCTGGGCTTGGTGACCAGCCCGTACACCCATGCGCTGCCCCCGATGAGGCACTGGAGGCCGATGAACGCGGTCCACGCGCGGTTGCCTCTGAGACGAATCCGCGGACGGTGCAGCCTCAAAGAACACCCTCCAGCCCGAACCTCTTCTTGTACGCGGCGACGGCCGCCAACGCCGTCGCCAGGTTGGCGCACGTCTTGCATATCTGCCTGGCGCAGGCGGCATGTTCGATCGCTTGAAACTCGATCGCCCCGACTAGCGCGCCCATTACCACGCTGACGAAGTCTTTGTCGTTGTGGGGACCGAAAATTTTTTCGAAATCTTCGGTCATGTCGTCTATCCGTTCGACGTACTGCATCTACCCCCTCCCTCCGGTTCTACTTGACGTAACTTCCGTTATCGGCGCGCCCACCGTTGCCGGCGCTGCTTGAACGGTAGCGGTACCGGGCCGATCTGCCGAGCCTTATCGTGCGCGCTCAACGAGTACGGTAACCGGTGCCGGCCGCGCAGCGTGCCCTTGATGTGGAAGCGGGTGCGCCAGTGGTAGCCGGGCGGAACGGCCATGAACGTCCCCTCGAACTCTGGTTCGTGCTCAAGGAAATCTGTCCAGGCCACTATTTACGCTCCCGCTCAGCCGGCTCCGACATTGAAATGAGCCAAAGATTCCCACACCCCACCAGGCGCACGCTAGCCCCGTTTCGGGCCCTCCTGCGTGACACGGTAGAGCGGCTCCCACCCTTCCGCGCCATACGACCCACCCTCACACTTGCAGCCCGCCCGGGTGCACAGCGCCGCGACGACGTGCCCGTCCGGGCGCTGCCACGCCCGGACCTCCAGCACGGCCGTCGTCTCCGCAGTCTTGTCCAGCAGCCGCACCCTCACTCGTTGGCGTCCGACACGTCGAACCGCTTCACGAGCGGCCAATACTCCCCAGCAGGAATGTCGTCGATCTTGACTAGGCCGTAGCGGTCGATTATCGCCCGCACGATCCCGCCAACGTTGAAGTCACCCGCAAACTCCGTGAGACTCTGGACAACTTCGTCTCTGATGTCCCGATCCGTGACCACTCCATGTCCTCCCTCCCTTGTCTGAATAGAGCACAATGGGCACACCTGCGGAACAGTTGCGCCCAAAGCTCCCGATTCAGCTACTCGCAGAGCAACACCTCAGCCACGCCCCACCAGTCGATGCGTTCCATGTCGATGTCCGACAGGGCGCGCCGAGTATGCCACGGCGCCGACTGATGCGGGGCGTTGTTGAGCACCGCCCGCGTGAACGCCTCCAAAGCGTTCAACCCTGCCCGCGCAGATGCCTGCGCGTCCTCATAGTAGGCGCCATCGTTGATGATCCACGTGGACACCTGATCCGTGGCCTCCGAGTCAAGCGGCCAGTTATCCGACCGCCATTGCGTCCGCGCCTCGGCGTCGCTGTAATCGAACGTCATTCGCCCTCGCCCTCCAGCCGGTATTCGCCCACCGTGTTGCCGTTGTAGTCCTTCAGGACGCCAACCTCCGACCCTTCCTGGATCACCTCGGCGGCACCGCGCAGGATACGCGCGATCTCGTATCCCGGATAGTCGCCGAACGCGTCGTTGTCCGTGATCAGCGACAACTTGAATTTGCCCATTTCTCTCTCCCTTGTTTGACTGCCGAACATCTCACTAGCACCGTGCGACCCACCGTCTACACGATGCTAGGAGAAACCCGTCAGTCTTCGTCGTCCACTAGATCGACCGCGAGAACCCGAGAACCCGCGCGGTTATGCCGCGCGGACACCAAATCGCCAGGCTGAATATTCTTGATCCTCGCACCATCCTCCGCGTGAACGTAAAACGAATCCCGCATATCCGGGCTGCGGATCGCCTTACCGCCACAATACCCGCACGTAGCCACGGTCCCTCTCCTTAGTGGTAATACTCGAACGGGCAACGCCCACTAGGCGCCGGCGTTAGCGACGTGGATACCGCGTCGTCCCACGAACGGCCACACTCGCCACACGTGGCCCTGTCTTCCGCCTCATCGTCCGGACCGAGAACCTTGACCGGGTAGTCGTCCGGCACGACCGGGAGCACGCGCGGCGCGGCGTCTCCCACCTCGATGTCCTCACGGTAAAGGCACTCGAAACCGTCATCGTCCAACTTCGCCAAATCATCCGCCAGACCGTTGCACAGGTGACTCAGATGATCATTCTCGATCGCGGCCTTCACCATCTCCACCGTGTGGCCCGTGATCTCGGCGAACTGTTCCACCGTGACGCTCACCTCATGCTGCTGCCTCTGCGTCCACCGAATAGTGATCACAGCAAATGCACCCTCTCCCACACTCGCATCTTCTCCTGACCCGTAAACCCGAACAAGTGCGCCGAAGCCTCCTCACGCTCCCCGGTGTAATTGCCGAACGGCGACGCCAACACGAAACCGTCCTTGTAAGAATACCAGCCCTTTGGCTGGTAATGCGGGTGCGACGAATACTCAATCAACCCGCGCTTGTCCAGTTCCGCCACAACCAGCGACACCAGATCATCGCTCGTTCGGAAACTGAAACGAATGACCTCCTCGCGACCACGGGACTCCGTGATATGGCCATCGACGATGCTGTCCGGGTGATAAACCTTCGTGTTCACCACCAAGAACACGCACGGGGTACGCGTACCCGGCCGGTAATGCGGATTGGCGAACGCCTCTGCAGGCACCCCCAAATCGCATGCGGGGCACGATTTCCACACCTGGTCAGCCGTCTCACGCTCAACCATCGCACTCATCGCCCTGACCGGGGTAGACCACGCACCCGTCGCGGATAACCGCGCGACCCTCCCACACGTCCTCAAAAAAACGCACTCTTCCCACACCTCCCTCTCCCTTGCCCCTGCAGTGAACAGAGGGCACGGCGCGCGCCCGTAGGCGCGCCCCATGCTCACTCCTCACTGCTCTTGCGACTCCAGGAACTTCCCGTACGTGACAGGCTCGCCCCTGGTGAGCCAATACACGTCCACACGGTGCCCGCTGATCTGGAACGACTCCGACTGATCAGCCTCACCGTCCCGACGCCGGTACCGCTCGTTGTACGAGTGACGCTCCCACGCCTCACTCACGAAAGCGAACGTGGAGCATTCCTCGCACTCACCGCACGTCTGGTTGCCGCTGTCGTCGAAATGATCCCCGGTCAATTCCCCGAAATGATCCTTCAACCGGTCAAGCTCCGACACGAACACGCTGTACGCGTCCTCGAAACTCATGAACGCTTGCACGTTGTCAGGCTCGGGCGAATACCCGGCCATGTTGTGCCCCACGCCCCACGGGGTCACCTCCGCAGCTAGCACGTAGGCGCGCAACGCGTGCAACGCGTTGAGCGCGTCCACGTTGTCCAGGTACTCCGTCATGGTGACCTTGCCGGTCATCAGCTTGACCGGAAACTGCGACTGCAACAGGCCGGCGTATTCCCCGATCTCGTGATCGATAGCGTCAACGAGCGACTCCACGATCAGACCAGCGCCAGCGAAACGCTCAAAATCCGAGCCGTAACCGCGCGGCGCCTGCCACCATGCCGCGATCTCGCGCGCCACCTCGTAATGCGGAACCTGATTCGAGTAACGCCAAATATGAACCTGGCGCTCCACGTACTCCGGCGTGTTGTCATCCGGGCACGGTTGCGTGTCCGGAGGCGGAATGTGATCGCCGATACCTCGCATAGCCCTCTCCTCTCCCGTTGGGTTGAACAACCCATAACCACGCGCCCCCACCGGGGGCGCGTGACTAAAGCCTGCTCAGCCTGCTCAGCCTTCGTACTTCTCGCCGATCACGAGCGTTACGGTCACCTGACCGAAAGCGCGAGACTCGACGGACTCAACTTCGTACAGTTCCCCGTCCTGAGTTTCGATCAGAACGGGAACGTGGCCCCCGTAATTGTCAAGCTCCTCGCGCACGGAATTGCACGTTTCGGCCATGCCCTCATCCTCTCTCCTCGTTTGCTCTAGTGAGCATGGCACGCGCACCGTAGTGCGCGACCAAACCGACTAGGACGAATGAATCACCCTCAGAAGCACAACACTTTCAACCGCGCGTGCGGGCGCGTCCTCCATCGCACACATTTGCTTCGCCGCACTCTCAGGTGAACTAGCCGTGATGCGGAATCGGGTGATTCCGTCGTCATGGCGCATAGTCACCCGATACAAGGCGATCATCATGAAACTCCCCTTCCCATGGGCACCTTGACGTGGTGCACCATGCAGCGCTTGCGGCACGGTGCGGGGTCACCGCACGTGCACTCAACCCGTTCGCCTTCCAGCGCGAACCGAAGTTCCGCGCTGTCCGGAAGCGCATACGTGTGACCACCCACCCGCACACACATCACATCCGCCATGCGGTCAAGGCGACCCTCAAACGTCACCGTGACCCACTGCCCCGCCTGCTTACCATTGCGTCCCGAAAGCTGCTCATTGTCGAGTCGCATCGCTCCCACACCCTCTCCCCTTAGTGGTCTGACTGGCCACCACCGCAACGCACACCCCCAGGTGCGCGCCACGGTCAAGAACAGTCACAACGCGTCAAGCTCCTCGGCGAAATACCCGGTCACAACCGGCACATCCGGGTGACGTCGTTCATCAAGAAGAATGTTGTACCTCCGTCCCGATGGGCTGATTGAGTCCACCGTGCCAGTTTTCCCGACCATGTCGCGGTCAACTGAGTCCGCGTCCGCGATGCGGACACGATCACCGATGCTGAATGATTCAGCCATCTCTCTGCCCTCTCTCCCATGGGTGTCTGCCAAACATGGCAACGCCCCTTACCGGGGCGCCACCAAACCAGCCAGTCACCTAGGCAGACTGTGCGTCCACTCGATGTGTTTGTACGCCTCACCAACCGCATACGTGGCAAGCAGCCACACCGTCTGAAACTGTTCCCGCGTGAGACCCTTGAACGTCACACCGTCAACCGTGATCTCATACTCGGCGGTTGGTGGATACGCCGCATCGTCCGTCGAGTGTTCGTCGTTCCGCAACTGACGGAACTCCTCAACCGTGATAGCCATGATGCCCTCTCCCTCGCACTAGTGATCAATGCACGACCGGAGGCGCGTTGTGCGCCTCCGATTGAACCGTGATCACTTTCCTAGCAGTTGTCGTGATCGGCGCAAGTGGCCAGGTGCCATTTCTCGCGGCCTGCTGCGTTGTCTAGGTATCCGTCGTACCACGCGTCAGGCTCGCCCCTGTCGTCCGCCCGTTCTAGCGCCCCGACCCGCCTAGCGGCGAGCCAGCCACGTTGGTACGCGGCTCGGTACACGTCATCAATGGTTCGATTCATCGGTACGCCAGAATCTTGTTACATCCACGGCAACGCTCAAGCGTTGTTCCCTCGATCCACATGCCGCCCATTGCGCGCCCCGGTATACCTTCAGTCACCCTGTGCGTGTCCCCACAGCCAGGACACGCGTCGTGGTGCGGGTGCTCGTACTGCGGGAACTGCTCGCAAGTCTCCATTGTTTTGCCTCCCTGTCTCTCCCACCAATCCGGACCGCGCACACAAGCCAAAGCGCGGGCACGCCCTCGACGTAGGAGAGCGACATTCCCGCAACCCGTGTGCGCGACCCTAACAATGGGAAAGCAAGCGGGGCGCCATGGGCGCCCGTGAACACTGGAGATTCCCACTCCGACGATTATCGGGTATGCGTTCCAAGCATGTGCTCGGAGTATGCCCCTCACGCCTAACCTGCCTGCCGCCTGTTTGTCGGTGTTCGGCACGACCATGCTCACGGGCGCTCAAGGCGCCCCGCTTGGAGAGTTATAGGTCCACTATTGAATTCACAAACAGCATGCACAAAGCGCTCCCCTCCCGGGTTCACGCCCCGCCCAACCGGCCCAACTGATCGACCGACACCACACACACTACACCGAGTCGCCACCCCGTCAAGCCCCCTGTCAGGTGACACGACACAACACCCCAACACCCCAGGCCACAGCGCGCGCACCACACGCACGGCATGGTGCATACGCACCACACATACACATTGATAATCACTCACACGCGCGCACATAACACACACAAAACAGACAGGGAGTGGTCTCAGAATGGTATACCCCCGGGGGGTATACGAATGGGAATTGTTAGGCAAATTCAGCCAGTGGGGGGCGCCTCTGGTTCGAGTCGCCATCCTACGACCATTTTGACCCGGTATTGTTAAATTTCGCGCGCCCCCCCTGGCCATATCTCCCCCCTCTTTTTTTGGGCAAAAATGGGGGGCTCTGGGGCCCGGTGGGGGTCTCGGATTGGTCTAGACCTGTCCTTGTGGGATCCACAAGGGACGGTTTTGACACGCCCGAGTGCGTTGCAGCGGGGTCGGTGTTTGTGCTGTTCAGGGCACGTGACGAAGATCACATGTTCTAATACTCGTTTAGAACACCCCTATATATAGTAGAGGGGTTTATGGGACCGCCCTGCCCGCCGCGGCGGGCGGTCCCCCTAGGAGGCCCCGGCCCGCGCCGGGGGCCTCCGCCTGGCGGCGGGGCGCTGGAGGCGCCCGCCGCTGAGGAGCCGACAGTTGGTCGGCTCCTATAGAGGATCTTAGAGAGAACGAGAAACCTTTGAGGGTTTCTCGTTCTTATAGAAGCCTTTCTCTAGAGCCAGAGCCCTTATCTAGGGCTCTGGCTCTTCTAGGGGGATCTTTTCACTTTTCTGCTGCGCTGGCTCGCTCACGCCCGCGCCTGGGGGCTTGTCGTGGCGAATCACTATAAGACACCGAAGCTTTACTCGACTGATGAGGCGAAGGCCGAGTTTATTAAGTTGACTCGGCAGAAGTACACGATTACTGAGGCTTTGAATACCGTGGGGTATTCAAAGAAGGCGTATGAGTATTGGCGTCAGCGTGATCCTGGTTTTGTGTTGGCTGTGGATCGTGCGCGGGGGATTATGGTTTCTGAGGCGCGTGAGGAGAGGATGCGCGCCGGTAATTTCGAGGAGTTCTGCCCGAAGTATTTGGGGCAGGCTTTGTATTGGCATCAGTTGCAGTGGATTGATTTGTTGGAGGGTCGGGCGCCGAGGGATTTGCATCCGGCGCAGACTTACGAGTTCCACGGTAAGACGCACTTCCTTGTCAATACTCCGCCTGAACATGCTAAGAGCACTACCCTTACCATCAACTATTGCACTTACCTGATTTGCTCCAACCCGAATATTCGTATTCGGGTTGTGTCGAAGACGCAGACGATGGCTAAGGAGTTCATTTACGCGATTCAGCAGCGTTTGACGCATCCGCGGTATTTCGGTTTGCAGTCGACGTTCGCGCCGGGCGAGGGCGGGTTTAAGGGCCAAAGCGCGGTGTGGAAGCAGGACACCGTGTATTTGGGCGCTAGTGTGCGTGATAGTGGGGAGAAGGACCCGACGATTCAGGCGTTGGGTATTGGGGGCCAGATTTATGGTGCCCGCGCGGATGTGATCATTGTGGATGACGCGGTGGTCTTGTCGAACGCGCACGAGTATGAGAAGCAGATCCGCTGGTTGCAGCAGGAAGTGCTGACGCGGCTTGGCCCTACGGGTCGGCTGCTGGTTATTGGCACCCGGGTTGACACGGTGGATTTGTATAAAGAGCTTCGCAATGGGGACCGGTATCCGACTGGCGAGAGCCCGTGGACGTATCTGGCGCAGCCAGCGGTGCTGGAGTTCGATGAGGACCCCGCGAAGTGGAAGACCCTTTGGCCTAGGGCTGCTGTCCCGTGGGACGGGAGCCTTGATGAGCACGATGAAGAGGGTCTGTATCCTCGCTGGTCTGGTAAGTATTTGAGCCAGCGTAGGGCGTTGTTGGACCCGCGTACGTGGGCGATGGCTTACATGCAGGCCGATGTGAGTTCGGATTCCACGTTCAGCGCTGAGGCGATCAGGCGGTGCGTCAATGGTTTGCGGAAGATGGGTGTCATGCGTCGCGGTGTCCCCGGGCACCGCGCGCAGGGCTCCGAAGGGCTGCATATCATTGGGTCGCTTGACCCTGCTATGTCCGGCGACGGCGCGATCGTGGTGCTCGGTTTCGATCGAGTGGACTCGCAGAGGTATCTGCTGGAGGCCCGGGTTCGTTCGGCGCCTACGCCGGCGTGGATCACCGAAAACATCAAGGAACTGACTGAGAAGTTCGGTGTTCACGAGTGGGTGATTGAGAAGAACGGCTACCAGGCGAGCATCACCAAGGATCAGGATCTGATCGACTGGTTCACGGCCCGCGGGGTGCTGCTGCATCCGCATTTCACTGGGAACAACAAGCATGACGCCGAGTGGGGCGTCGCCAGTCTGGCGGCGCTGTTCGATAACCAGATGATCGAACTGCCGTCTAGCTCGAACGCTGAGGCGATCAAGCAGCTGATTGAGCAGCTGGTCACGTGGCGGCCTAGTCGGCCGGGTGACTTGTACCGGGGTAAGACTGACTTGGTGATGGCGTTGTGGTTCGCCGAGTTGCGCGCTAGGGCGATGGTTCAGCAGAAGTCGGCGATTCGGGCGCATGTGCCGAATCGTTTTCTGTCTCGGAACGCGCGGGCGCGGCAGTATGTGATCCCGGCCGGCGAGCCTTCTATTTGACATAACTATCGCCCTCTGAGAGGGAGCACCTATGCTCGGAGTCCGCACCCCGAGCGAGATCTACGACCTCTGGCAGGGCCACAAGCGCAAGTTCGGCGCTAGGGATGCCCGCTGGGGCGATGTCAAGAGTGTCCGCGATGGGCAGCTTGAGCTTGTTTATCCGGATCTCGCGTCAGAAGCATGGCCTCGCAGCGTCATCGCGAATTTCGTCAATACCGCCGCACGCGATCTAGCCGAATTGATGGCTCCGCTGCCGGCGTTCAATTGCACAGCGGCGAATATGAGCAGCGAGTCGGCGCGTAAGGCGTCCGACAAGCGCACCAAGATCGCTAATCACTATGTACAATCTTCACGCCTCGCTAAGCAGGAATTGACCGCTTGCGATCAGTACAACACGTACGGCATGAAGGTTTATTACATCGAGCCTGATTGGGACACTAAGTGTCCGCGGATCGTTTCGGAGAACCCTTACGGCGGGTACCCCGAATTTGACCGCTTCGGTAGGCTCGTTTCGTACACCCGGAAGCTTCTGAAGCGCGCCCGTGACCTGGCGCTCGAATACCCCGACCTGTACAACGTGATCATGGCGCCGGGACGCTCCGGCGACGACATGGTTGAGGTCATCCGGTATTGCGACAAGGATCAGGTTTCGCTGATCTACTGCGATAAGCACGCCCACCAGTTGTCCAACGTGAAGCACGGCCTCGGTAGGGTTCCGATGGCCGTCGCTATGCGCCCTGGTCTCGACGACGAGATGCACGGCCAGTGGGACGACGTGATCTGGGTTCAGATCGCGCGGGACTACCTCGCGAAGCTGCACATCGAGGCCACGGAGAAGTCGATCCGCGCCCCGCTGGCGCTCCCGAACGATGTTGGGGACGTGGCGTACGGCCCCGACGCGGTCATTCGGTCCGCTTCGCCGGAGAAAATTAAGCGCATCGGAATGGATGTGCCTCAGTCTTCGTTCGCCGAGGGTCAGCTGTTGGCGAAGGAACTGCGCGACGGCTCCAGATACCCGGAGGGCCGCGAAGGGCAGATCGACGCCAGTGTGATCACCGGTCGCGGTGTCCAGGCACTCATGGGCACGATCGACACGCAGATCAAAGCGGCGCAGACCGTGTTCGCGGACTGCTTCCAAGAGGTCATCCAGATCTGCATGGTCATGGATGAAAAGTATTGGGGCGATCGGTCTAAGACGATCAACGGGCAGGCCGCGGGCGCACCGTATCAGGTGACGTACACGCCGGCGCGGGACATCGACGGAGACTATTCGGTCGACGTGTCGTACGGCCTCATGGCCGGGCTCGATCCGAACCGTTGGCTGGTTTTCGCGCTCCAGGCGCACGGCGCTAACCTGATTTCCCGCGACACTCTGATGCGGCACCTGCCGATGGACATGGATGTGAGCGCGGAAGAGTCTCGCATCAATGTGGAGGACACGCGTAAGGCGATCATGCAGGCCGTGTTCGGTTATGCGCAGGCCATTTCGGTGGTTGCCCAGACGGGCGGTGATCCTGCTATGGTTGTCGCGAAGATTACGCAGTTCGCGAATGATCTCCAGAAGGGGAAGACTGTTGAGCAGGCCGCGTCTCGCGCCTTCCCGCCGCCTCCGCCTCCGGAGCCTGCATCAGGGGCGCAGGTGGCGCCTGACTCTTCAGGTATGGCTGGCCTCGGCGGCGGAGCAGGCGGAGGGGCGCCGGAAGGCGCTCAGATCCCTCAGGGGCTCAACGCCAACGGGCTCCTTCAAGGCGTAGCGCAAGCAGGTCAGGCCCCCGGTGGGAGACCTGACCTGATGTCCATGCTCGCGGGGCTAGGGCCCTCCGGCAAGCCCCAACTGGGGGCTCGCGTCGAGTCCCGGAAGCCCATCTAGGAGACAGTCATGTTCGCGTTTCTGGCCGCTATCCTCTGGTTTCTCGTATCGATCGGCATCGGCCACCTCGGTCCGGTGCTGCTGGGGTGGCTAGGCGCCACCTGCGTGGCGCTGCATCTGGCGTTCGGTTCGTACTGGCCACCTTTCCCGAACCGGCGTTAGCGTTCTTCGCCCTCTTCCTGTTGGCCGCGTATCGCCCTGGTGACCTTAGCGGTCCAAGGGCGCTTGCCGTGCTTCACTTCCTCGCGTAGGCGCTCGGTGGCGGCGCGGACCTTTTCCGCGCCGGTCTGTTCCTTGTCGTCGCCGCTGGTCATATCGTCCGCACCACAAACAGCGGCCGGATCGACTCCAGAAGATCCGTCACCTTGTCCTGAACCACCGGCTTCACACCAAGGTCCGACAAAACCAGCTTCACGTGATACAGCAACTGGTCGAACACGTGATCCGGGATGTTCAGGTGCCGGTGCGCTTCCCGTAGCCGCTTGAAATCGCTGTCGGTAACCTCGCCTTTAGTGGCGAGAACGAGCACCTGAGTGAGTTTCCTTTCCAGGTGCGCCCGGCCGTCGCCCTTCCTGGAAAGAAACGGCGCGAAGTAGGGCCAGAGAACCCGGTCCGCGAGACTGGGTTGGGTTTGGCCTTGCGCGTCGATTGGCCCGAGAACTGACGCGTACAGCTTGTTGCAGAAAACGGGGAAGGTTCCTTCGCCGCCGAGTTCTTGGAACAGCGACAGTTGCACGTCTCCCGCGCCCGTTAACAGGTCGCGGGGTTCTTCATTTCCGTCTGACACTTTCGCTCCGTTCACGTGCGCGGGGGGAGAGAGCACGGTGTTTCGCAGCTGCGAAACGTGGTGAAGCGCCTTTCTTCGGCGTCGCGGGGACATCCACCCGCGGCCTTCGAGTACCGCGAGGGCACGACCTAGATGGTAGCCCGCGGAGCTACCGCTCTGTGATGGCATGTTTACACCTTAGGAGAAAGCCGTTATGGCCGCTAGTAGTGATATTCCCCTGCCGGGGCCCATGGACGGCGCCCCGAAGGACGCCGGCTACAAGGCCGCGTACAAGCAGCCCCCGCGTCACAGCACCTCGGCGACGGGCCCCTCCGACCCCGGCACCGTCAACGGCAACAAGCGGAAGACGGCCCCGGCCGTCAAGACGCGCGGCTCGAACCGGGGGCCGCGCTAGCCGTGGTCGACGACGACGACGAAGACGAACCGACCTACGACCTGACGACACCGAAGCAGTTCACGCCGGTCCTCGCCGGCGCGATCGCGCTGGACTTCCTTGCGGAGGTCGCCGAGAACGTTTCGGGGTGTCTTGGCCAGTTGCGGTGCGCGCTTGTGGCGCATAACCGCTGGCGCGACGGGATCTCGGAGACCGTTCGCGAGATCGAGTCTTTGACGACTGCTGAAGCGTTCAAGTGAGAACGCGCAAGCCCCCGGGACACCCCATGGCCCGGGGGCTTGCTTTTGCGAGGTCATGCACGAGAGAGAACCGAACTTTAGCACTTCCCCCCTGTGGAGGCAACGATGGTCAGCGGCGGCTACCACCCCCCGCGTAACCCTGCCCCCGCGTCCGGGCCGGGGGCGTTGAGTCGTCGCACTGACGGCGGACCCGCTCAGCCGATACGCGAGCTTACGGGCGGCGCGTACGGCGAGGGCAAGGAGTTCCGTGAGATGCAGGCCGGCGCACCTCTCCCCCAGGCGCCAGCTACTCCCGCGCCCCCGGCCCCTTCCGTCAGCGCGGGCCCGCCCGTGACGCCGTTCCACGCGCCCACCACGCGCCCTCAGGAGCCGGTGACTGCCGGCGCCGACGCCGGCAACGGGCCGGGCATGGACGCGTTGGGGCTTCCCGATCGCACCTCGATGGATTTGGCGGCGATGAAATCGCGCCTTCCCGCCCTTGAACTGTTGGCGGGTCACCCTGGCACTTCCCCGGAGGTGCGCAACTACGTTCGCCGCTTGCGGGGCATGATCGGAACCTAAACATGGCTAAGTGGCTGGATGGTCTCCTTGAGTCGATCAAGGGCGCGTGGCAGACCGCCCAATACGGTTCGCAGGCCACAGCCCGCGGAATCTACGATCTGGCCACGAGCGCCGTCGATGACCACAAGGATGTCAGTAAGGCGTGGGAAGACTTCGGTAACATGTGGAAAGCCGATCAGGTCGGCTGGGGTCATGTTTCTGAGGGTATCGGCCACGCATTTGAGGCTCCCGGCCTCAAGCAGGTGTCCGAGGGGCTTGAGTGGGCCTACCGCGAGGGTGTTTCCCGCCCCCTATCAACGTCTGTCCTGAACTCTGCGGTTGCGGAGGAGAAGGGCGAGAATTCATGGGTGGCGCTGTTTGACGGTGACGCCTGGTCCAAGGCGTATAAGGCGTCTAAGACGATCTCTCCCGGGCAGGCTATCGCAGGTTCCTATAGTGAGAGCGACGCCGGCTGGGACCGCACGGCGACGCTTTCCCAGATTGAGGACGCGCGGGCTGAGGGCAAGTTCGATGAGGGCGGCCTCAAGTGGACTTCGGGCGCGATCGATTTCGGCGCCCGGCTAGTTGACCCGACGATCGTTGGCGGTAAGGCCGCTGGCGCGCTTCGCCTGAAGTACGTGAAGCCGATCACCTCGAAGATGGTGAACACGCCCGGGAAGATGGCCGAACTGTCGGCCGGGAAGCGTTTCGCCCGCGACGAAAAGATCATTCTCAAAGCCGACTCGGCGGATGAGATCCGCGTCCGGCTGTTGAACGACAATTCGCACGGCGCCGCTGTCGCGTCGGTCCTGTACAACACCCGCCATGACCCGAACCTTCTGCGTATTGCGTGGCGGGCGGCGCACGGCGAGGGCGCCGCCTACGATGACCTGTTGGCGTACAACAAGTCGCTGATCGCGGCGAAGGAAAACGCCGCGGACGGCATGGAGGCCGCCTCCGATTTGGGTCGGCTGCGTCTCGGCACCAAGGGCGCTATCGACCGGCACGTGATCGGCACCTCGCAGGAGCGCGCCGAATATTGGGACGATTTCGTCGCGCAGATGGCGGCGGACAAGAACGTTTTCGACCAGGCCGTCACGATCAACCCGAACCTCATGGACGTGGTCCGTTCGGCGCCGCTGGCTAGCACGGGCGCCGTGGCCACGCCGATGATGCGGGCCTCTTGGTCGAGCGGGCTCCGCTACTATTTTCACCAGAAAGCTTTCCAGAGCGCAACACCCACTTTTGTTCGGGCGCCTCTGGAATCTATTGTACGCACATGGCTGACCCCGAGTAACC